ATGTACTATCAAGTTAAGTGGTCTGTTCTTACTGCTGTAATAGAAGGTACAGATGAACCTGCATTTTATAATTCATATGTAGGTGGTAAGTTTTACCCACCTGTTGAGTTGTATGAAGATCCTGAGTTTAAACAAAAAATGAGAGAAAATAATTGGGGTAATAAAGAACTTCAAAAAAAGAATAGCGAGAGATCACGTGGAGATAAAAGCTCTTCTGCTTTAGGACCAGTTAAGTTAGAGTTTAAAAATGGTACATTTCTTATTGTTCCTAATTTATCTCGTTGGGCTATGGACCATGTTAATAATTATGATTGGGCAAATTTATTACATATGATCAAAGGATATAAAACAAACTATGGAAAAAAAGTAAAAATGCATAGACATAAAGATATAATTAGAGTAACATTATTAGGAAAGGAGGAAATAAATGGTGATTAAAAAAGCAATGTACGACACAGCACTAGCTGAGTTTGAAGCTCAAAGAGATAAGGCTATTACTAATGCACGTATATACTTAGAAAATCCTGTAGGTATAGGAGAACATGGACAAGTAGTTGATGAATTTATTAAACAAATAAAGTTAGCTGCTGAAGCTGACGAAGCTGCGTCTATGTTAAAAGATATCTTTAGAGATGAACTAATACAAGAAGAATAAAATGGATGAAGAGTATATTGAAATATTAACAGAGATAGAAGAAGAATATTTTACTCTTCCTGAAAGAGTTCTTTTTATTTCTGTTATCTTTCAAGCATTATTAGATGCAACAAAAGAAAAAACTATAGTAGAATCATCACGTACAAGTGTTGAAAGAGCAAGTGCTCGTGCCTGGTTCTTCTGTAGTGTTGGTGTAACGTGTGATAATTTTGAGTATATATGTGAGAGTGCAGGTATGGATGCAGAGTATACAAGAAGCTTCGCAATCAAAGTAATTAATTCAAAGGAAATAAAATATGTCAGACAAAGAATCAGAAGAGTCCTTGATAAGTCGTGAGAGTCATGAACAATATATGTATAGACGTAATCAAGAAGAGAACTTAATAAAAGGTTCATATGAATATGAGTATGGTAAAGCTACTGATAAACAAGTAGGAGGTAGTCATTATAAAGATTGTGCTATACAACCTGTAGATTATATTGTAGAAAATAAGCTTGACTTCTTAGAAGGTAATATAGTAAAGTATATAACTAGGCATAAAACAAAAAATGGTATAGAAGATATTAGAAAAGTAATACATTATGCAGAGTTAATATTAGAAAAGAAATATGGAAAGGAAAAATAGATGGCATCATTAATGGGTAGTAATTATTTACCTACTGAGTATCAATCATTCATTCACATGTCCAGGTACTCACGTTGGATAGAAGAAGAAGGTAGAAGAGAAACATGGGGAGAAACAGTAGGAAGACTTGTGTCTTTCTTTAAGTCTCATATAGATACTAACTATGAAGGAGGAGTTACAGATAAAGAGTGGAATGAAATAGAAGAATCTATTCTATCTCTTGAGGTTATGCCAAGCATGAGAGCTCTGATGACTGCAGGTAAAGCATTAGATAGAGAACATGTATCAGGTTATAACTGTTCTTATATTCCTATTGATAGTCCAAGAGCATTTGATGAGGTGTTATATATCCTTATGAATGGTACTGGTGTAGGCTTCTCTGTTGAGAGACAGTATGCTGACAAGTTACCTACTGTACCTGATGTAGAGTTTGATTACATAGATAGTGTTGTCTCTGTTACTGATTCTAAAGATGGTTGGGCCAGAGCTTATAGAGATTTGATAGCTTACCTATACACAGGTAGAGTACCTAAGATAAATGTATCTAAGGTTAGACCTGCAGGTGAGAGACTTAAAACATTTGGTGGTAGAGCTAGTGGTCCTCAACCTTTGGTAGATTTGTTTGACTTTACTATTACTAAGTTTAAAGAAGCAAGAGGTAGAAAGCTTTCCTCTATGGAATGTCATGACATAGTATGTAAGACAGGTGAAGTTGTAGTGGTAGGTGGTGTACGTAGATCAGCTCTTATATCTTTATCTAACTTATCAGACCAACGTATACGTACAGCTAAGACAGGTGACTGGTGGACAACTAATCCAGAGAGAGCCTTGGCTAATAACTCTGTTGCTTATACAGAGAAACCTGATCCAGGTATCTTCATGAAGGAATGGTTGTCCTTGTATGAAAGTAAGTCAGGTGAGAGAGGTATATTTAGTAGAGCATCTGCTCAAAAGAAAGCTGCTGAGAATGGTAGACGAGAATCTAACTGGGACTTTGGTACTAATCCTTGTAGTGAAATTATCCTTAGACCTAATCAGTTCTGTAACCTAACAGAGATAGTAGTACGTGCAGGTGATACTGTTAATAGTCTTACAAGAAAGATTAAAGTAGCTACCTTACTAGGTACTATACAATCTACCTTCACTAACTTTGGTTATCTAAGAAAGGTATGGCAAGATAATACAGAAGAAGAAAGATTACTTGGTGTATCTCTTACTGGTATCATGGATTCTGAATTACTTAATGGTAAAGAAACAGGTCTAGCTAAGACACTAGAGACTCTTAAAAAAGTAGCTGTAGAATGTAACAAAGAATATGCTGAGAAGTTTAACATCAATCAATCAACAGCTATCACTTGTGTTAAACCTTCAGGTACTGTAAGTCAGTTAGTTGATAGTGCTAGTGGTATACATGCTAGACATAATCCTTACTACATTAGAACAGTAAGAGGTGATAACAAAGATCCATTGACTGAGTTCTTAAAAGCATCTGGTATTCCTAATGAACCTGATGTTATGAAGCCAGAGCATACTACTGTATTCTCTTTTCCTATGATGGCTCCTAAAGGTTCAGTATGTAGAACAGACATGACAGCTATACAACAGTTAGAGATATGGAAAACATATGCTAAACATTGGTGTGAACATAAACCTTCTGTAACTATATCAGTCAAGGAAGATGAGTGGGTACCAGTAGGATCATGGTGTTGGGAAAACTTTGAGTATCTAAGTGGTGTATCCTTCTTACCTTTCTCTGATCATACATATCAACAAGCACCTTATCAAGATATAGATGAGGATACTTATAAGGAGTTAGTAAAAGGAATGCCAAAAGAAATTGATTGGGCTAAACTACAAGACTTTGAAAAAGAAGATAACACTAAGGGATCACAAGAACTTGCATGTACTGCAGGGGTATGTGAATTGGTGGATATATAATGAAAGAAAGTAAACCTGCAATAGCTACTGCTGATGTTGAATTAATTAGGAAGGTGATATCTTATTATCTTAAATATGCATCACCTCCTAATAAAGAAGTTGAAGAAAAATTATTATCTCTTCATCATAGAGTGGGTAGATTGTAAGAAAGTTCTTGACTTATAAATTAAATTATGGCATAATTACATTATAAGGGGGAAGTGTTTATTTCCTTTCACTTCCCTCTAACATGGAGACAAAATGAATACAGTTTATATAGGGTATGATCCCAAAGAAGATACAGCATATGAAGTTTTAAAGTTTACTATAGAAAGAATATCAGGTAAGAACATACGTGTTGTACCTCTTAGAAAAGATCTATTAGAACTTACAGGTATGTATAGACGTAAGTCTGAATTAATTAAAGGACAGCCTTATGATATTATAGATGGTAGACCTTTCTCAACTGAGTTTAGTTTTAGTAGGTTTTTAGTACCTGCTTTAAATTTATATGAAGGTAAAGCTTTGTTTATGGATTCAGATATGTATTTACGTGCTGATATAAATGAGCTATTTGAAATGTGTGATATGGATTACTATCCTGTATGGTGTGTTCATCATGACTACAACCCAAAAAATAAAACAAAGATGGATGGTAAAGAACAACACCAGTATAACAGAAAGAACTGGTCTAGTCTTATGATGTTTAATTGTGGACATGAAGAGAATAAAAAACTTACACCTGAAGTTGTTAATACACAATCAGGTAGATGGTTACATGGTTTTGGTTGGCTGCCAGATAAAGAAGCAGACATAGGTAGGATACCTGAAGAATGGAATTGGTTAGATGGTCATTCACCAACAGATATGGATGCAAAGAATGTACACTTTACTACAGGTGGGCCTTGGTTTAAAGACTGGCAACCAAGAGGAGAAGTAGAAGGTAAGTATGCTGTTGAATGGTGCAATGATGCAGACTACTTGAAGCTTAAAGGTATAATTAAAATGGATAAGGACTACATGATATGACCAAGATAAATTTTGTTACTTCTTTTAATGAAGATATATACAAAGTAGCAGGACATCATTTACTTAAATCAATTAAAGATAATTGGAAACCTGACTTAAATATAACATGTTACTATCATGATTTAGATTTAAAAAACTATTCTGTATTAAAAAATAATTCAGTATCCTTTAGAAACTTAGAGAAGATAGAAGATTATAAAACTTTTAAAACTGTAAACGTAGACCATGATGGTACAGAGAAAGGAACTATACCTTATAACTGGCACCTGGATGCAGTCAAATGGTCTCATAAAGTATTTGCTTTAACTGAAAAAGCTTTTGAATTAGCAGATGAATCTAAAGATGCAGGTTGGTTGATATGGATTGATGCTGATTCTATAGGTAAAAAAAGATTAGTACCTGAAGATATTCTTTCTATGTTACCTAAAGAATGTGACATAGCTTATTCAGGTGTAAGAGATTATCCTGATGGTACTAGATATCTTGATACATCTTTCATGGCTTTTAATTTAAATAAAAAACCTGCTCTTGATTTACTTGGTGACTTACGTGGTGCTTATAACTCAGGAGAGCTTATACAGTATAGAGAATGGCATGATTCTTTTATAACTGAAAGACTTTTAAATATTTATAAAGCACATGGAATGCATATACAACCTGTTGAACAGATTAAAGATTACATAATACATTTTCAAGGTATAGAAAATATAAGTCTTAATCCTATTAGAGATAATGAGGGTAATAGATTAGTTGCTCTATCAGAAAGTTTAACATCTCAAGATATAATGCCTACAAGATATAAACAAATAGCTGATATCATAAGAGAATATAAACCTAAATCTATTATAGAAGTTGGTACTTGGAATGGTGGTCGTGCTATTGAGATGGCTCTTGCTGCATTTGAAAACCAAGATGAAATATTGTATAGAGGTTTTGATTTATTTGAAGATGGTACTTTAGAAACAGATGCAGAAGAGTTTAATCTTAAAGCTCACAATACTCAGGCTGCTGTAATAAAAAGACTACAAGATTTTAGAGCTAAGATGATGGAGAAAAAGAAAGTCTTTACGTTTGAAATAGGTAAGGGTAACTCTAAAGATACATTAAAAGATCGTAAGGATTTAGATGCTGACCTTGTTTTAATAGGTGGTGGTAATAGTATACCTACTACAAGAAGTGACTATGATAATTTAAAACATAATCCTGTTGTTCTTATTGATAATTATTATAGAGAAGATGAAGAAAAACTTAATGCTCCTAAACAATATCATGGTACAAATAAAATTGTTGATAGCTTACCTAAAGGAAAGAAAGATGGAGTACGTAGGTGGGTGATACCTTCTCAAGATCAAGTACGTGGTGGAGGACATACACATATTGTTGCTATACTAAATGATAAAAATTTAAAGGACATACCTAAAAGTTTATTAAGTGTTCCTATTGTAGTACATCCTAGAGATTGTGTACCTAAAGATTTTATTAGAGATAATATTAAAACTAATATGAAACTTATTAATGAAGATAAATTTATAACTAAGTTTCCTCTGCATAAAGGAAACATTATACTTGTATCTGGAGGTCCTTACTTAGATATAGATAAACTAAAAGCACATATAAAAAAGAATCCTACTAGTAAGATAGTATGTGTTAAACATTCTTATCCTACATTAATAAATAATGGTATAGTCCCTTGGGCCTGTATTGTCCTTGACCCTAGACCTATTACAGGTATTAGTACACATGGTGTAGTAAGAAAAGATCTTTTTAAAAAGGTAGAAAAAGAAACTATATTCTTTGTTGCTTCTATGACTGACCCTACTGTTACTCAACATCTATTAGATAATGGTGCAAACATACATGGGTGGCACGCATATACAGAATCATTACGTAATACAGAAGAACAAAAGAAAGCAGTACATAATAACTCTGTTACTTTAGATCCAAACATAGGCATACCTCAAGGCTCTACTCTTATTACAGGTGGTACGTGTGCTGCCATGAGAGCATTAGGTATCTTTCATACTATGGGCTTCAGACACTTTGACTTGTTTGGTTTTGATTGTAGCATGGAAGAACCTACTAAAGAACAACAGAAAGAAACTACAGGTGCTGAAGATGAAGAGCCTAGACCTAAATACTTTAGAGTAGGTATAGGAGAAACACAGTACTGGACTACAGGAGAACTTCTTGCTATGGCACAAGATTGTGAAAGAACATTTACTAATCCACCTATGGAAATGAGTTTAAATTTATATGGAGAAGGAACATTAGTATCTGCCTTATGGGATTTACAAAAAAAACCAAAAACATTTAAGGAAAAATTTAATGAATAAACATGTTAAGCCTAAACCTTCTGAAAAATATATAGAGTTAGTAGAAGCTTATAAAGAATTACATAAAGAAGAAAGTAAGTTTAGAGGTATAAGTCTAGTACCTTTTGCTATAGATCTTTATGGAATCATACAGTATAATAAATGTAAATCTATAATAGATTATGGTTGTGGTAAAGCCATAGCTTATAAAGAAAACTTTAAAGAGATTGATCCTAAGAAAAAGATACCTAACTTTACTGTACCTATACATAATTGGTGGGGAATAGATAAGTTATCTTTGTATGATCCTGGAGTTCCAGAGCATAGTACATTACCTACAAAGAAAGCTGACTTAGTTATATGTACTGATGTACTAGAACATGTACCTGAAGAAGATTTAGATTGGGTTATAAAAGAACTATGTAGCTTATCTAATTCAGCAGTCTTTATAAACGTATCTAGTGTACCTGCTCTTAAAACATTTACTACAGGTAAGTATAAAGGAATGAATGTACATGTTTCTTTATTTGATCATGCATGGTGGGTTAATAAAATAACAGAGATACATAAAGATTATAAAGACTTAAAAATATACTTGACTTCTGCAGAAAAAGGGGGTATAATGGGGACATGTATCAAAGGAGATTAAGGTGATCAGTTTATTAACACAATTACTTCCTGTTGTTGGAGATGTTTTAGATAGGGTAATACCTGATCCTAAAGCCAGGGAAGCTGCAAAACTACAGCTAATACAACAAGCACAAGAAGGAAAGTTTAAAGAAGTTGAGCAACAGCTCTCTGCTATTGTTGCAGAAGCTCAGTCTAAAGATCCTTGGACATCTAGAGCAAGGCCTACATTTCTTTATGTAGTGTACTTATTAATATTAATGTCTATTCCTATGGCTTTAGTACATGCTTTTAATCCTGATCTTTCACTAAGATTAATAGAAGGTTTTAATGGGTGGCTTAATGCTATCCCTGAATCTATTATAACATTATTTGGAGTGGGTTATCTTGGTTACACAGGTGCACGTAGCTATGATAAATTTAAAATCAAAGGTAAATAATGTTCCCATATAATGAAGATGAATGGCTGTGGTTGTCAGCTAGAAAAACTTTACAAGGAGAAATAGCATGGCTAAGAAAGTTAAGACTAATAACAAGAGTCGTGAAAAGAAAATCGCATGGCTTTTTGCAGGTGTTATCGCAACAGTAATTATACTAGGTTCTGTATTTAGTTGTACTCTAGAAGTAGAAGCTGATGATAGTAAAGCTAAGATATTATTTATAAAGGAGATTAAATTTTAATGGTAAACTATTATAATAAAATAAAAAAAATATATAATAAAAATAAATCTAATACTTTAATATATGTTCTTTACTATGGTCTAGTAACAGGTCTAGTTGCAGGGGTGTTTCATTGGGCTGTTAGGTAATGCTTGAATTATTTCATGTAGCTACACTTCTTATTTGTTTTCATGGAGAGTGTACTACATTTGAAAGTGCACCTTACTCTAAAGATTTAAGTTTAGAGAACTGTGAACGTATGCTATCATATACATTTCAAACTCAAGTAGGTCCTTACTATGATGCTAAAATAAATTTTAATAAAGATAGTCCTGAAGATATTAAAATTGTTGATGGAGGATGTGACGTAACAGATCGTAGAGATAAATTATGGAAGATTATACCTAATACTGATCCAGATTTAGATAAGAACAATGAAGATAATATCTGGAGATTAGAAAGAGAACAAGAAATTTAATGGCTATAAACGATAAACAAGAAAAGTTTGCACAAGCTTATATACTACATAGGAATGCTACTGAAGCTGCAAAGGCTGCAGGATATACAGGTAGTAGTGATCAAGCATTTGCAAATCAAGGACATAGGTTACTAAATACTCAAGAGATTAAAGAACGTATAGAAGAACTTGAGACTACACTAGAAACAAATGTAGATGTTATATCTGAGATAGAAGCACAGTATAATAATGCAAATAGAAGTGGCAATGCTACAAGTGCTATAAAAGCTTTAGAGTTATTGTCTAAGGTAAGAGGAGTTAAGAACGATAAAGAAGTAGAATTAAATCCTGAGACTGTAGATCTAAGCATTGTTAAATCTTTAAAGATACTAGGTAAAGAAGAAGTTAATAAACTTATAGAACTTTGTGAGTTTAAGTAGACAGTACTTTAATAATTTTAGTTAATAAAGTTTCTTTTTTTACTTCTTCACACTTACATTCATTACATTTACAGTCTGGATTATTCTTGAATATCAACTTGTCTTTTTCTGACATGTTTACATTTCTCCCTTACAGTAGCAAAGCTAGAACCTAAATCTAAATCTCTATAACGAGAACAAAGTTTTAATAATTCTAACTCTTGTTTTAAATTCATGTTTTGTTGCATCATCTTTTTATATTCTTTAGTACAGCTAGATCCTAATTGAAATCTAAATCTAAATCCTATAGAATAATCTTCTGATTCTCTACCATAGTTATTAGTATAAGAATTTGGATACCTATCATCTGATTGTCCCTTACGTAGCTCTACATAGGGCTCTGCTGATCCACTACTACAATGATTACCAGAGTCATTAAGGTATTCATTAATAGCTTCTGCTTTTTTAAAAGACCATGCAATAACAATCATAAATATAAATAAAGCTATCCAGAAAGGACCTCTGTTCCATGTAGGCATTAGTACCCTCCATTAAGTAGTCTATTCAACTCCTGTATGTCATGCTTCTGATCTTGTAGTGTATCTTTAAGAGTATAGTACTGTAGTTCTGAAGCTCTGACAATACCTTCTATCAATGCTACTCTTTCTATTACTTGTGTAATCTCTACAACAAGTTCTTCTCTAGCAGTATTATATTTATCATTAATATTTTTTACTTCTATAGTATACTTACTATCAATAGAGCTTACTCTTTCTTGGAGTATAGCTAGATCTCTTTCAGTAGATGTAGTTACACCACTAAGATTATTAACAAAGTTTATCATACCATAACTTGCACCAACAATAGTTAATGCTACTGGCAACCATACTGCTATTTGTCCTATTCTCATGGTTTAGTCCTTCATTTTAAAATATTTTAGCCCTGTAAGGGGTCAGGAGTGCCCTCTGATAGCCTTTGGTATACCATAGTATACTAGAGAACCACATGTTAGTAGCTCCACACCCAAGGTCTAGCAACAAGGGGACTGATATCCATGGTGTCTAAATGAATAAATCGTGCACCATGAGGGCCTTTCTGACTCACACCTATACCAGTAAAACCTTCTTCAATAGCTAACTGTATAATCTTAAAAGCTTTGTCTCCATAACAAGCTATATCTACAGCTTTACCTTCTACATGTGCAGAACTTTTAGATCCTCCTATCCTATCATTATGTTCAGGGTCTCTATAGCCAGATGTAATGGTCATAGGTGCACTAAGTTTCTTACGTACAGCTACAAGCTTAGTCATAAAGTCTTCATCCATACGTACATTACCTGAACCTCTACATCTCATCTCATCTTCAGTAAAGTATATCCATCTTTTGTGCATTAATGTTTCTCCATCCACCTATCTAATTTAGCTTCTAACTTATCAAATCTTGATAGTATCTTTCCTATCTCACTATTTACTTCAGCTTTAGTTGCATAGTTAACTGCTAGATGTTCTCTAGTTTTTGCATCTTCTAAAGCATGGTTTCTTAAATCTCTTCTTACTGAATTAATAGAATTACTTGTGCCTTTAATCCACCATAGAAATCCTCCTACAGCTAATGTAAGTATAGCATTCCATAGCATAGTCATATCTTGCATTCTATTACTCTCCTAGTATAAAAGGTTTATTAGTATATTCATTCCAAATATTATTCATTTCTGTAATAATAGGAGAGTCACGTTCTATTCCTGCTTCTTTTAAAAGTCTCTTCATTCTTTTATCAGGAATTAATTGTCTATTATCATATTTATTCATAAGTAATTTTTGTACCTGACTTTTTTTAAATGTTAAATCTTTACCTGGCATACTACTTACTGCTACTGCTATTTCACTATCTGATAAACCTAATATTCTAAATTTAGAAACTAATTTAGATAATGTTTTATCAGCTTGATAATGTTTTTCTAAAGTATCTCTATAATAATTTAAAAGTTTTTCTCGATTTACTCCTACAGCTTTCATTTTTATAAGATCTTTATAAAATCCTGCCTTTATTAAACTTTTTTCATACACCATAGGACCAACTTTAAATTTAACTAATTGATTTATATCTACTTGTTTTTTTCCCATACCAAAGTTAGCTGCTATACTTTCTTTTGTAATCTTATTAAACTTACCATCAAGTATAGTTTCCCATAACTTACCTGCTAGGTATTTACTTGCTGCTGGTGTACCTGATTTAGGATTAATTCCTTCAGGAGGTCTTCCTCCCATATTTACCCAACTCTTTCCATTCCACTCCCACACATTTTCAGTAGCACCAAAATCTTTTAAAGTTTGTTCTGTTATATTTGCTCTGGAAAGTCTTAAGTATTCAGCATAGAATCCAGGAGTAAATCCTGCAGTAGGTCCTAATATCCTTTCCATAAATTCTGCTGTTTCTTTTTCTCCTGATCCTTCTGGTAACAAATCTATGTCACCTTTAAGCACATTTTTAATTGCTTGAGCAGCTATAGACCAACCAAATATAGGAGCTACTGCCTTAAAAACTGCATCAACTCTTGCTTCAAAAATTTGATTATCAGTTAATTCTTCATTACTTTTTATACCCTTTATTATTTTTCTAAGGGGATCTTTAATTCCTTGCCAAACATCTACTCTTGAAAAGTTTCTATAACTATATATTAAATGAGTAGTTTTAACTCCTGTTTTTGGATGTATTTTTTCAACACGTTCTGGAGAATTTGTAAAATATTTAGCTGAAGTTGCATAATAATCAACAAATGAATCTAATGTATCACTTTGTTTCTCAGAAATATTATAAGATAATCTTGATTGATCTTGTAAAGCATCATAACCTAAAGCTAATCCAGTACCTGCTCCTAAAGAATATAATCCTTTACCTCTTAAATAACCCATTACTTTTTTATTACGTAAGTTATATCCAGTTTTTGCTAACATATCATCAGCACTTTTAAATCCTGCCTGTCTAGCCAAATCATTTACAGATCTGCCTGATAAATCACGACCTATCCCTTGTATAGTTTTATTAGTTGTTCTTAATATTTCTTCAAACCAAGAAGGAAAAGAACCAAACAAAGGAATATTTTTAAGTCCTTTTATTCCTCTAGGAACCATAGACCATGTAGGCATTCTTTGTCGTACACGCTCTGCTATAAAATGATCTAAGACATCTTCTAAAGAACGATCATTAAGTATAGGCATATCTTTTAAAGAAGGTTCTACACCTCTTTTAATTGAAGAACGTAGACTATCAAAAACTGTAGCCCTCATAATACTATCAGCACCTGAATATATTTTAGTAGGTACTCTTATAGGAGATAATATAACTTTTAATATTTTATTACCTCTGCTACTTAAAGAAGGATCAGCTACATCAGTAATGCTATCCATATAAGCTTGCATTTGATTTGCTTTAACACTTTCATCTATCATTCCTAACTTTACTCTTTTATTAAACCAAGCATTCCATTTAGGTCCTCTACCTAATACTTGAACTGTTCGTGTAAGATTATTTATAAATTCTACAGGATTTACACCACCTAATAATATAGCAAAATTCATATTACCTGCAAAATTTACTGCTTGTGTAACTGGAGACAATACAGTTTTAGCTATTTCTGCAGATGATTTTAATCCTCCTGTTATAACTGATATAGTACTTCCTAAAGTTCCTTTTATAGGAAGTACTGGTTGAGTGAGTCCTCTTGTAATTCCATTAGCCCAATCTGCGTCTGCAAATACACCCTCTAAAGGACTTTTAAAAGCACTAGGAAGTTGTAATCCTCCTTCTCTATCTAATCTACCTAGATGCACTTTATCTGTTGCATCTAATTTGTATCTTATTTCATTTAAATCATCAGTACTTTTTATTTTTTTTGATGGTTTTATTTTTGAAGAAAGATGTAGATATCCTTTATTTAAACCATCAACTTTTAAATCATTTAAAAATTTAACTTGAGAAGAAATTTTTCCTAACTCTTGTATAGTTCTACTATAACGTGCTAAAGGATTTTTTCTTTCACCCCACATATCTCTTAACTCTGGTCCAAATATTTTTCTATGTTTCAATACGTTTGGATTACCAAAATTTTTATTAGTAAAATTAAAAAAATTAAAAGTTTCTTCAGCACCTTCTTTTGAAATATTACGTTTTATTATATCATTAATTTGATCTTCAGGAATACCTAAAGTATTTTTTAAATAGCTGTGAAACTTTTGTATCTTATTTATTTCTGTTTTAAATCCCCATGACGTAGGTTCAACTTTATTTTTTTTAGCTTTTAAAATTATATTATAAGCTTTATTTAAATTACGAGAAACAACAGGATCATCAAACATATTATAACTTCTTTGTAAATAAAAGTCATTATTAGAACCAAAAACTGCACTCATTTTTGAATCCATTACACCAGAGTTTATTAAATAGTTACTATGATCATCTACATTTGCTCTAAGTTTTGTAACTATTTTTTGAGTATTAGGTCCTAATGTTTTTAATAATTTAGTACGTTGTACCCTATAAAAATTATCTGTTTG